GCGTTTAACCCTGAAAATGAAGCTAAAGCGGACTTCGTTAAGATAGGCGCTAAAGCACCACGCGGAATTATGGATTCCGTTTTGAATAAAATGTATAAATAATCTAAAAATTAGAAAAAATGCCAAATCCAAACATTACAACAACGTACGCAGGTCAGTGGGCAGGTAAGTACGTTTCTGCGGCTCTTTTGAGCGCGCCAACTATCGAGGGTGGCGGTGTAACCGTTATGCCTAACGTAAAATTCAAAAGCGTTATCCAACGTTTAGAGACAACTAACTTTTTGCAGGATGCAACTTGCGACTATAACACCGCAGGAACAGTTAACTTAACCGAGCGAGTTTTAGAGGTTAAAGACCTTCAAGTAAACATGACACTTTGTAAAAAAGAGTTTCATTCTACTTGGCAATCTATCGAAATGGGTTATTCTTCTTTTGACACTTTGCCTAAATCTTTCGCTGATTACCTTATAGCTTACGCTGCTGAAAAAGTTGCCGCCGCTAACGAAATTTCTATTTGGCAAGGTGCTGCATCAACTTCAGGTCAATTTGACGGGTTGTATGTAACTGCATTGGCAGACCCTCTATTACCTGCGGGTCAATTAGTACCTTCTTCTCCAATTACACCTTTGAACGTAATCGGCGAGTTACAAGCTATCGTTGACGCTATCCCTGCTAGCCTTTACGGAAAGCCTGATTTGAAAATTTACCTTTCTCAAAACTTCGTAAAAGCGTATATTTCTGCTTTGGGTGGTTTTGGTACTTCAGGTTCGGGTTCACTTGCTAACGCGGGTATCAATGCTCAAGGTACGCAATGGTACACTAACGGAAACCTTAGTTTCAATGGTATTCCGATTTTTATGGCTAACGGACTTGCGAATAATACCGCTATGGCTACAACTACTTCTAACCTTTACTTTGGATGTTCTTTGTTGAGCGACACTCAAGAAGTTAGAGTAATTGACACTTCAGCTACTTTGGGCGATGATAACGTACGTGTTATCATGCGATATGCAGCGGGAGCGCAATACGGAGTTATCGAAGACATCGTAGTTTACGGATAATCCAACATAACTAAAATATAACGGGGTGGTGGATAAAACTGCCACCCTTTTTTTTTAACAAATAAAAAATTTAAATTATGAGCTGCGACATTAGCCACGGAAGAATTGAGCCTTGTAAAGATGCGGTAGGGGGATTGAAAAACCTTTATATTCTTAATTACGGGCTTTACGACGAAACCGATATTACCTACGATACTACGGCAGGTTACGAAGACCAAATTACGGCAATTACTTTGCCTGCTTTGTCTTCTATTTACAAGTTTGAACTTAAGGGAACTAACTCCTTCGAGCAAACAATTACAAGTTCACGCGAAAACGGAACTACTTTCTTCGAGCAAGTATTAACCGTTATGCTTAAAAAGCAAGACGCGATTACGCACAAACAAATTAAATTGCTTTCTTACGGACGTCCTAACATTATCGTTGAAAACAACAACGGGCAATACTTTATTGCAGGACTTTTGAGAGGAATGGACGTAACCGCGGGTACTATTTCCAACGGAACTGCGTTAGGTGACATGAACGGGTACTCTTTGACTTTCACAGGTCAAGAGGCAACCCCTGCGAATTTCCTAGATGCGGCAACCGAAGCGCAATTAGTAACTTTGCTTAACAACCCTACGGTAGTTAATTCATAAGATGTTCTAAAAAGGTAAAGAGGGGGTTAATAGCCCCCTTTTTTATTGCACAAAAAACACGTTAACGAGTTATTATAATATGATAGTAGTACAACAAACTAACGTAAGTCAAACATTTAACTTTATTCCTAGGTTCGGAAGCGGTGTAACGCTAGAACTAACGGACGAAAACACAAACGATACCGTACCCGTTGCAGGGTTATTTACTACGGGCGATTACATGCATTCGTTTAGTGGGGTTTTACCAACCTTGGAGAATCATTTTTATTGGGCGGTAATTAAAGACGGAGGAGGCAACCTACTATTAAAAGAACGAATGTTTTGTACTAACCAACCGATAGACACGTTTTCGGTTAACGACGGGGAATACATTTCAAACCAAACAACTAATGACTTTATAATGTATGAATAACGTTCACGTTTTACAATTAGCAGAATACCAACAACCGACTATCCAAGAATCGAAACGCGATGCATGGGTAGAATTCGGCGATTCAAATAATTATTTCGGTTATTTGATAGATAGATATACAAAGAGTACAACAAATTCGGCGATTATAAACAACGTAAGCCGTTTAATTTACGGCAAAGGTTTAAGCGCGTTAGATGCTTCGCGTAAGCCTAACGAGTACGCTCAAATGATGACTTTGTTTAGTGCGGAATGCTTGCGTAAAATGGTATTCGATAGAAAGTTATTCGGGCAGTTTGCAATGCAAGTTCATTACAACGAAAAGCACGATAAAGTATTAAAGGTTTACCACATTCCCGTTAACTTATTACGTGCGGAAAAATGTAACGAAAAAGGCGAAATAACGGGTTATTACTATTCGGATAATTGGGAGGAAGTACGTAAGTTCCCGCCAAAGCGATTTAGTGCGTTTGGGCATTCAAAAGACAAAATCGAAATAATGTTCGTTAAGCCTTACGGCGTTGGAATGAAATACTACGCTTACCCCGACTACCAAGGCGCGATTCCTTACGCAGTTCTTGAAGAAGAAGTAAGCGACTATCTAATTAACGAAGTTCAAAACGGATTCAGCGGGACTAAGGTGGTTAACTTTAACAACGGGGTTCCGAGCGAAGAACAACAGGATTTAATTAGCCAAAAGGTTTTATCTAAACTTACAGGCTCAAAAGGTCAAAAAGTTATTGTAGCTTTTAACCAAAACCAAGAATCTAAAACAACGGTGGACGATATTCCATTAAACGATGCTCCCGACCATTACACGTACCTATCGGAGGAATGTTTACGAAAAATAATGCTAGGGCATAACGTTACAAGTCCGTTACTTTTTGGTATTGCAAGTTCTAACGGGTTTAGTTCAAACGCAGACGAACTGCAAAACTCGTTTATTCTTTTTAACAATATGGTTATTAAGCCATTTCAAGACGAAATAATAGAAGCGTTTGACCGAATCTTAGCATTTAATGGAATAGCCTTAAAACTATTCTTTAGAACGCTAAAACCTTTAGAATTTACCGACCTTGAAAACGCAACTACGGAAGAACAAGTAACCGAGGAAACGGGAGCGGATGCAACCGAACTTAAATCACAAACAACCGAGGAGCAAATAGCTTTAGCCTTGCAGGAATTCGGGGAAGAACCGCAAGCGGATTGGTTACTAATAGACGAAGCGCCCGTAGATTACGAAACGGACGAAAAAGAAAACAAAGCCTTAAAAGGTGAAAAAAGTTTATTTTCTAAGTTAGTAGAATTAGTAAACACAGGCGTAGCATTTCCCAACGCAAAGTCCGAACAAGACGAAGTAATAGACGGAGTAAAGTTTATTACTCGTTATGTGTACGAAGGCGAAGACGGAGGCAAAAGCGGTAAAACACGCCCATTCTGCAAACTAATGAAAAGCGCTAAAAAGATTTACCGAAAAGAAGACATTCAACGTATGAGTAAAAGTATAGTAAACGGATACTACATTAACGCGGAAGGTCGCGAAATAGGCTTCGGAAAAAAAGGAGAATTAATGTACGACATTTGGTTGTATAAAGGCGGCCCGAATTGCCACCATCGTTGGAATAAGCAAGTTTATGCTCAGTTCGATTCACGATTCGGAATTGACGTAAATAGTCCAAAGGCTAAACAAATTGCCGTACGCAAAGCTGAAAAATTCGGATACAAAATTAAAAATAACGCATTGGTTTCGACACGTCCAATAGATATGCCGAACCGAGGTTTTTTACCTAAATAGAAATGGCAGAAGCATTACTAATTACAAGAGACGATTTGGTGCGATTTACCGCACTAAACGGCAACATAGATACCGATACCTTCATTCAATGGATTAAAGTTGCGCAGGACATCCACATTCAGCAGTACACGGGAACGCAACTACTTGAGAAAATTAAAGCGGATATAGTAGCGGGAACTTTGGCTAACCCTTATTTAGATTTAGTCGAAACCTACTTAAAGCCTATGCTTATTCATTGGGCGATGGTTGAATATTTGCCGTTTATGGCTTATACAATGGCGAACAAAGGTATCTTTAAGCATAGTTCGGAGAACGCTTCAAACGTAGATAAAAACGAGGTGGATTTTCTTATAGACAAACAAAGGTATTTAGCGCAAAATTACACCGAGCGGTTTGTTCAATTTATGATTTTTTCGGGTAACACTTTCCCCGAATACTACACTAACACGAACAACGATATTTATCCAAACACGGATTCAAACTATACAGGTTGGGTTATATGAAAAAGCAATACGAGCCAAAGAAAAGCAATATAATTAAGTTACAAAAACTTGTTAAAAAACTAACGAATGGAGAAAAAAATAAGCCAATTAACGGCAAAGGGCGCTAACCTATCTTCTACCGATTTACTAGAAATTTCCGAAGTAATTACGGATGGTTACGCAAGTAAATACGTAACGGGAGCGGAAGTAATTGCAAGCGCTCAAACGGGAATGCAAACGGAGCTAGTTTCGGGTACAAATATTAAAACAATTAATTCGAATTCGTTACTAGGAAGCGGTAATATTACGATTCAAACAAACCCTAGCACGATTGGGGCAGCTAACGGAACGGCAATTACAGGAACAACCATACAAATAAGCGCGTCCGTTTTAATTCCTGCGGGAACGTTAGTAGCAAATAATACTATTTATATTAAAGCATTCATAAACAAAACGGCGGGTACGGGGGTTACTACCCCACGTTACTACGTAAACACGGCTAACAC